ACACGAGTTACAACTGAACCCTGTGGGGTCCAAAGTCCATCTATGTTTCCGTTATATTCTGTAACCATAATTAGTGTAAGTGGGAGAACCGAAAGGAAACAATCCTCCCACTTATGCAATTAGATGTTTATTCTATGTTTGCTTTGATGAATGCGTATTCACCGGCAACACCTGCAATTGGTCCGTTAACTGCAACTGGTGCTAAGTTAGCAGTACCATCTTCATCGTACACCTCAACTGAACCATCAAGAGATGCGTTGTTTGATGTAACAAGTGGGCTACCTGCTGCTGGAGTGCCGTCAATTAAGGCTGCAGTCCAACCATTAACACATATCCATCCGTATGAACCAGATGGCACGTCAACTTGTGTCCAACCAAGTGGAGCACTGTCAATATCATTACCATCATGAATTTCAATGTCTTTGTATGGGTTTTCATAAAGTCCTACTTGCTGTGATGTAGTAATCGCAGTTACTAAACCATCTTCTTCATCAAGTGTTATTACACAACCTGTTGCTGAAGATACAGCAGTGTTACTTTTAATTTTGTACATATGACCTTCTTCTTCAACGTCATTGAAGATAATGTAGCCATCTTTGTATTGGTCTTCAGTTATTGTAAGAGAATCAGTAAGTGTGATTGTTGTATCACCAACTGAACCTGCTGAAACACCTCTATCAACTTGGTGTCCTGCTGTTCCTGCTTTACCCATGGTCAATAGACCTGCAGTAATAGCTTCACCTGCTTCTACATATCTGAATACTCTGTCTTGGATAATCATTTTTGTTCCAAGTTTGTGCTTTTGTGATGTGGAAGTTTGCTTCTCCCATCCCGGCTTACCGGAAATCATTTGTGGAAACGACATTAAATTGCCTCCTGTTTTTCCTCGGGTTTATTGTACACCCCGTCATCAACCGATGTTTGTTTATTTGTAGAAGAGGCAGGAACTCGGTCAATGGTTACATCCACTGCCTCTTCTTTTTTTCTTTCGTAACTACAATGATTGCATTCACAATTAGTAGTCGGTGGATAAGAGTACGCACCTTTGCGAGCCATCTTAAGTAAGTAGTCAGGTGTCCCCGGTACATTCTTAATCACTGTGCCTTTTTTAAAACCTATTCCTCCAGTAGCATTCTTTTTATCGATGTGCCAGAACAAATCTGTTTTAGATTGCCAGTTATCAATCATGTCCCAAGCATAGCCCGAAGCTATTAACTCTTGTCTCTTTTCTGCACGTTCTCTAGTATCCATCTATTCTCCTAATGTTTACGCACCAGATGCAGGGGCTGAAGCATCAAATGTCAAAGGTGCACCCTTTGAATCATCAATTTCAAACACACCGTAGTCTGCTGTAATTATAATTTCAGTTGCTCTCATTGAAGCATCTCTTTGTCTTTCAGTTCTAGTGTCTACTGATTTAAGTACACCTAGTGCTGATTTGTCTGCAATAACTCCAACTGCATCATCAGATGAGTCAACTGACAAGTTACCATCTTCAAAGATTGGAACACCGTTAAGTGGTCTAATGTTTGAGAAGAAGTTATTTAACAAGTCAGTTGCAAATCCATCCGGAATACCGGCTGCTGCACCTGTTGCTGTTACTGCTGTGTTAGCAATGTCAAAGGTTGCAAAAGGGTGTTGCAAGATGTAAATCTGCGAACCAAACTTTTGTCCTTTAGCATTTGCGATTGCACCTGCTATGTTTGCAAGACTCATTGTTGCACCAGCAGCACCAAAAGTAGTACCACCGTTTAATCCTGAGTACAATGCGTGGACATCAGTGTCCTTTTTTCTTGCCATTGCATCACCAAGCTGTCTACCTACAATTGAAAAAATGTTGTTTGCAGATTGCCTGATTAATTTATCTGTTAAAACTACTTTTGCTCCGACTTCTGAAGCAGTAAGGTCTACAGTTGTCATTCCGATTTCTTCGTCATCAACAATGTCGAATCCGTCTTGTAAATCAGAAATAGTCATTTGACCTACTTTTGGCACAGTTACCTGTTTAGCCCCTTTTGGCAAATTCATTTGCTCAATTAAAGCCATGGCAGGAGCATTGTGCTCTTCAGTAAACCTAGCAGCAGTAATAATTATGTTCTGGGCATTTTCTAAATTCCCAGTAGTTGCTGTGGTTGCCATAGTTGTTTATCTCCTATATGTCACCGGAAGCTACTCTTCTTGCATATTCAACGACCTTTGGGTCATTGTCGCCTTGCAAGTAGCGTTCCATTAAAGTTTTCTCATTTAATGGTGCTGCAGGCGAAGGCTGTCCTGACTGAAGTTCCTGCGAAGGTCCCGTACTCGGTACCTTGCTCTGCTGAGTTTCTAAAACTCGCTGTTGCTGGACTGTTAAGTCAGCGATACTTTCAGCCATTGACTGCATTGCATTTGGGTCGACAGTTGACATTAACACATCATAAGCTGTGCTTTTGCCTACTTTCTGTTCGGGCTTTATACCCTTTTCCAAAAGCAATTGCCTTGCCGTTGCTACCTTTGCAGTATGTTCTGATGATTGGGATAATTGCTGCTGTTGTGCAAGCAGTCTTTCTTTCTCCTGCTGTATCTGAAGCATTTGCCTCTCTTGTGATGCAGCTTGTGTAGAAAGTTGTTGTGCCTGCTCAGGAGCATATCCTTGCATCTCATACTGCTGTTGAACTTCTCTTCTTTTAGCTTCTATCGTTGCTTCTGATTGACTCAGTTGCAACTGTGCCTGCAAGTCTTGTTGGGACTTTTGCAAGTCTGCTATTTGTTTATCGTAAGATGATTGTGCTTTCCTCCATTCATCTTGCGAATAAGAACGAGAGTCTTCAACACTCGTTGTTGGCTCAACGCTTTGAGGTAGTTCTGCACCGACTGATTCGGGCTCTGAAGTTCCTGTAGGTTCTGCTTGCTCTGCTCCATTTTGTATCAATCCTTGTTGCTGTAGTTGTTCGTTCACAGCAGGGTCAGTATTGTCTACAATTCCTGAAGTAGATTCAGCAGGCTCAGAAAGTTCTGGCTGCGAGTCAGGAGATGTTGAATTCTCAGGTTGTTTGTCTGTTACCATTACAACTCCTAAAATATTTAATTTTAGTTACATTGTATACTAATTTTTATTTTTTTCTATAATGTTTCCAATTGCAAAATCTAATTCCTCTTGCCATTTAATTGGAGAGTCCTTTTCAATTTCCTGCATATAGTAATCTCTAGCAGCCCAAGTATCTATTATTTTTTGTGCTAAATTAGGGTCATGTTTTTTCAGTGCTAACATAATTGAATTAGGAATATGATAGTCCATAACATTAGAATTTGCAGCAACATATCTTGCTTGGTCTTCTGTCCAATTGTAAGTTTCTACTAATTTATCGTATTCATCCCAATTTACAATTGAACTTCTACCACCATCTGCACTTGGTAAATATATTTCTTGGTTAAAAGTAGACCAGTGTTGACTTAAAGCCTGCAATTGTTCTGGAGTTCCACCATAATAATTTAGTCCTTCATCTCTATCATTTTCATCCCAGCCATATTCAATGTTACCTCTATCAGTTCTTGTAATACGGAATACATCTCTCGCTTCTCTAAATTGAAAAACAGCATCTCTTGAAGATAAATTACCGTTTGCCATGTTTATTGCAATGTCATTTAAACGTTTAAAATATTCTATGTCTGCCATTGTTGTGTTTGGCACATCTCTATCAACATGGTGGTCTGCATAAAATGCTGCAGTCACAAGTTTTTGCATAAACGGTAGTAGTTCGGTATATCTTTTTCCAAAGAGTTCTTTTGAAATACTTTGCTTATCTTCATAAGCTGAATTACCAATACCAACAAATTCTCCTGCAAAACCTGCTGCTGGTCCTAATGGAGAGTCATAAAGTTCTATTGACTCAAGTAATCCTGAATAAATCAATGGAGTTAAGTAATCCATTGCAGTATCACCCCAGAAAACAGTTTTGGTTGGATTATAGGCATCGTAGTCTAACTCATTACCAAAAAAGTCTTCTTGTGAAATAAGTGATTTAATAAAAGCTGCTGTTGGATGCAGTGATGATGCAAAGGTTTTTCTTAAAGCATTTTGAATTACATCTATGTTGTATGGTTTTTGAGTTCCTATAGACCTAGCTTTCAATTTATCTACATCTAAAATTTGCCCTAAAGAATTTAATATAAGTCCAATATATTTATTGTTACCACCTGCAATATCAAAAGTAGTTTTACCAACCCTTAATTTACCTGTTCTCCAATCAAAAGATGCAGTATCATCATCTGTAAACTTGTCTAGTGCAAAAGGTGTTAAAGCACCTAGTGTTGTAACTAACCCATAGAATCTTAAATAATCTCCTGTTATTTGTTTTCTTGCAGCCCAGTTCATTTGTGGGTATTCAATAAAAGGTGCTATAGGTAAATATGCTCTTGCTGTTTGCATCCTCCATGAAAAAAATAATTGATTTGCTACATTTACATATTCATCTTTTAAAAGTTTTGGACCTCTACCAGTTGCTGAATTTATAATTCTGTTCATAGCTTGTAATGTTTGATAAGCATTTCGTTCTGCTTCAGGGCTAATTTTTCTTGCTTCTTGAATAAAACCTTCTGCAGTGCCTTTTGATGACATATTTTTCATCATGCTTTTAAAAACATTAAATCTTAAGTTATTTAAAAATCCTGAGTGAAAAGCTGCAGAGCCTCTAATGACTGGACCAATAACTGTCCAATTTGGAAAGTTATCTAAAAATGTAGGAATAAATTGTTCTTCTCTGTCAATTAAAGATGAACTTAAACTATCTGATACCTCAAGACCGGTATTTCTTGCTACTTCAAAATCAGGGTCTTCAATATATTTTTCTAACTCTATACGTTGAGTAATAGGGTCAAACTTGTTTATAAGCATTGCTTCTCTACCTTCTTTTAATGCTGGTGGTATTGATTTTAACCAAGCTAATGGTCTTGCAAATGCGTAAAACCCACCTTGCCTAAATAGTGCAGACATTTCTGCAGTAGCCATCATAGTTCTTGGAACATTCCAAACTTGTGACCAAGCATCCAAGAATTTTTCACCTTTGCCCCTAAATCTTGACAGTTCTTTTACAACTTCTTTACCGTAGGCTTTCTCTAGTAAATTTCTTTCTGAGGCATTTGGTAACTTTCCTTGCATACCGTACTTAACGTTTTGTGGTTTGGCTCCTATATTGTAATTAGTGCCTCCAAGTAATCTTACTGTAGCAACAAATGCCTTTTCTCTGTCAGCTTGATTACCAATTTTTGTATCTATTAATGTTCTTAAAACATTTACATCTTTATTATCAAACATTGCTTGATAAACAGTTTTTCCAACATCAAGGTTTCTTTTATTTAATTGGTCTGCACCTAAAGTAATAAATCCATTTGTTCCAGTTAATTTACCTCGATAAATAGGTTGTACTTTATCTGCATTAAATATAATAGAATTTTTTATATCCCTTATACTGTCTTCAACGTCATAGCCCCCAGCCCCAACTTTTTTAGTATCTCTATATACTTTTCTTTGTGCCTCATCAAAAGATTCTCTGACAGTTTTTGCAGCTTTGTAACTTGCATCAAAAGCATCATTGCCTTCTGCTATATTTTTATTTGTTAGTTCAAGAAAACTTTGGTTCTTTGTATCTCTAATTCTTTTTTCATTAATACTTAAAACAAGATTGTTTTGCCTGTTTGATGTTTTGACTACATTAACTAATTTATCAAGAACTGCATCTTGCTCTGGCGAGTTAGGTATTTTAGTGCCATATTTTATTCTTCTTAAAATAACTGGCATTTTATCAAACACTTCAAATAAAACATCTTTAAGTTGTGGATTTTTAGATAATTCTGTTTCTAATGCAGGGTCAAATTTTTTACCAACTTGATTGTTTATTAATTTATTTACAATGTATCTTTGTTCTGGTGGAGTAAGAAAATCTTTTCCATTTGGATAACCGTTAGCAACTGTGTATTTTTTATTTGTATCGGATGCAGGAAAAATTTTACCTCTACTTATTTTACCTGTTTCTGGATTGTTGCTTCCAAAAATGTAATCTATTAAATGTTTCTTTTGTGCTCTAGTTAAAAACTTAAGTTTGTTTTTTACTTCTTCGTCTCCAAGCAAGTTTGGAAACAACTCTCCTAAATCATTAGAACGTGCTAGTTGGTTATTATTGCTTTGTAAAAAGTTTGCTAAATCATCATCATTAAAATTATCAGAACCACCACTTATACCTATTGGGTTTCCGTTTTCATCGTAACGAACTCCAAAAGGTTTTCTTTTTATGTCTAATGGTTCTACGTCTGGCATTACAAAATTCTTTTCACGGAAATCTGCTATTGCTCTACGAGTTACATCTGTTTGAAAACTATAATCAATCTCTGGTGTAATAATTGACTTGTCTGGATTATCAACTGCAGCAATAGAAGTTTTAATTTGATTTACAGGCTTAGGTGCTAAAGTTCTACTTAATGCACCAACAGTCGCACCTGTTGCTAGTAATGATGTACCTAATGCTGTAGGCACGTTATCAAATGGTCCTGCTATACCTTCTTCCTGTCTTCTTTGAGTTCCAACAAGCGTTGATGCAAATGGTGCTTGTATTGCTGTTTCTGCTGCAATTCTTGTAGGCAAAGGACCTCTTGATACAGGTGCTGCCACTATTTCACCTAGTCTTGCTGCACCTCTTGTTAATGCAGGTCTAATACCCGGCAAACCTCTTGCACCTATTTGTGCTCCTCTTAATGCTGTACTTATTGCTGGTCCAGCACCTGCAGTTAATAAAGTTGCTCCTATATCAACAGGTGATGTTAAAGATGCAAGACCACCTAATGTTGCACCTGCTGGTGTCATTCCACCTACAAGTGGCACTTGTTCAGGTATTGTTGGACCAAATCGATTACCAAAATCTATTGCAGCATCTACATCTGCTATTGGTTCAAGTAAAGCACCCGGGTCATTTTGCACTCCACCAATAGAAAAATCTTCACCAAGGTTTCCTCTTGATAAAAATTGTAAAAGACCACCAAGTGATGCAAGACTCCTGTCTCTTACACCTTCTGAAATATTTATATCAGGTACATTAAATTTACCTGAACCTAAATTCATGTCTTGAAAAGCATCAAAACTGCTTTGAAGAAAAGATTTAAATGTAGTCGGGTCTTTAACTGTTACGTTAGGACCAACTGTTTGCTTGGCTACACTGTCAAGTATTTCTTGTTCTCTTTGAAAATTTTGAAATACCATCTTTTAAAACCCATATAAAAATCTACCTGATGAAACAATTGGTCTAGTAGACATTCCTGTTGCTCTTGATGGTGCACTTCTCATTCTGTCAGAAAAATCAAAGTCTCTTAAGTAATCAACAAATGTTTGTGCATTTCCACCACCTAATATTCTATTTACATTAGAACCTAGAAATTCAGAAAATATTGGTTTGTATTGATTTTGAAAAAATTGCTGTTGACCAAAAGTTAAATTAGTTGGCAAAGCAGCTTGAAATAATCCTTGGGTCGTAAAACCCTGTGACAAATCTTGCTGAAATGGATTTAAATTTAGGTTACCAAAATTGTTTTGGTTACCGAAATCACGTTGCATCATGGCTTATGAAAGTCCTAACTGGTTTTGTAAAAAGTCAAAAAATCCTGCTTGTCTTTGCTCAGGAGCAGCAGATGCAAATCTTCCTGTAACAGTATTAACATTTGGAATTAAATCACCACCAAAAAATCTACCGTATCTATCAAGTGCTGCACCTGCACCTAAACTATATAAATTTTGCATTCTTCTTGCACCTTCAGGGTCTTGGTCTGATGCAAATAAAAATGGTCGCAAAGTTTCCATCATCCTTGGTGATGTTGGAGCACCTTGTCTTGCTAAATCTTGTAAATCTCTAAAAGTAGACCTTGCACGACTCAATATTCCTTGAGGTCCAGCAGTTGCTGATGCCCCTAAGTTTCTTGCTAAATCACTTAGTCTTACCTGATTTAAGGTATCTTCGTCTGAAAAATCACTGTATAAACCTGACTGTGGGTTTAATAGTTCTGAAAATCTAATTACGTTTTGAGCAGTTGGTCCAAATGTCCTAAAAAATCTTGATTGTGCACCTTGCAATGGAGCATTAGGGTCAACTCCAATACCCTCTAAAAATCCTCTTTGGAATATACCACCAAAAGGTCTTTCTGCTTCTATTTGGTCTGTTGACAAACCGAAAGTTGTAGAAGCATCACTACCACCATCTTGTAAACTTTTTGGTGTCACGTTAAATGTACCCACTGAAACAGTATCAATATCTGTGTCTGGAATTTGAGTAGAAAAATTTTTCCTTGCTTCTTCTTCAGATGCTGCAACTACTTGTATTGTTTGCTCTACGCCATTTCTGTCTTTATAAGTAATTCTGTAGGTATTCATTCTTCCTCTAGTCCTATGCTTCTAAGTAATTGAGTTCTATCACTTTGGGCTCCGGGTCTGGGTGCTGCCGTGTTCATGCCTTGGTTAGGTGATGGAGTATTCGGTATGCCACCCATGGCTGCATTAGGCATGACCTCTGGTCTTACTCCATTCGATGTAGGGGCTCCCTGCTGAGGGGGTGCCGTTGGTTGCTGCATCTGTCCATATTGTTGCATAAATGCCATACGTTGTGCAAGTTCCTGCATCTGTTTTTGTTCTTCTGCAGTTTTTATTTCTTGCAAGTAGTGTTGAGCCATCTGCTCATCACCACTCTTCATTGCTGCAGTATACATTTGAACTAACTGCATAATCGGTGTCGATGTTCTTGCAATTTGCTCAAATATTCTTTGTCTTTCTAAATCTGCATCTTGCATTTTAAGAATTCTATCTCTAGCAAAGTCCATTGACACTAACGACTCACCAGTTGCTGTTGGTTGAGTTGCCATTTGTGCAATAGAATATCTTTGCATGTCATCCTCTGGTAATGCAGGCAGTAAAGTAAATGTTAAATCACCGTGGTTTTTTATATCATCAGGTTTAATTGGTCCATCAAAAGGCATCTTTGCGTATGTTTTACCAGATACATTTAACTCTTTGTAACCTTTAGTTTCGTACATCATAATCAAATGTTCAAAAGACATCTCAAGTAAGTTCTGTACTGCTGTTAATCTTGGAATAACTTTCTGTTCAATGTTAGTTCCAAGCTGTCTCATCGCATAACCAGATATTGGTGCTTGTAATATTCCGAAAGCCTGTGGTGGTAATCCACCGTCTACTTCATCGTCATTGATTGCACCAAGCAATACATCTGCATCTCTTGGTGATTGTGACAACGGTAGTGGTTGCACGTCTTCTTGATTTTGAGTTGACACATTTATTTGTGACCCCTTCTTTGACGGGTTGTCTTCCAACGCCTTAGTTCCGTCTAACGATGAAACCTTGTAGGCTTGGTCTACTGCTCTTGCAGCAAGTGCCATCCTGTACGAAAAGACTCTATTTTTAAACTTAATGATGTCCCTGTTAGGAGCAAAAATTGATTCTGAGAAGTCTTTTATCGGGTCTTCGATGTCTGCCATGCTATCAATCTGTCGCATTCCTGTGTCAGATGTAGCAAGAATCGGTACACTCCCAACTGGGACAGAACATATTGGAAACATAAGTGCAAACGTATCTGCAGGTTTCTTTGCATAATGGTCATCAATAATTACATAGTTCATGTATTTGACTTCGCCGTTTACAATCTGTCTTTCGTAACAGTCGTAAACAAACTCTACTTCGTGACCATCGTCAAGTGTGACATCGTAAAATTTAAAATTCTTGTAGGTGTCTCTTATCTCTGACCTTGTTTGAGTCATTCTGTAAGCTGCAAAGATTGGTTCTTCTTCTCCGTACTGAACAACCAAATGTCTTGGGTCTAAAGGTTTTATCTCTGCAAAAGTTTCACCGTTTGGCTTCTTTCTAAGCAGTGACCTTGTTGCTATCCTACCACCTCGTACCGTAGAGTACCAAGCAAGCTGAGGAATAAGCAATGGTTCACCTTTTCTCTGCATTCTTTTATTTATTTGCCTGTGCATTCCAATGACTAATCTTTCTAAGTTATCATTTGCAGCACGTTTCTGTTCGTCTGCAGCATCATTATGCACTCTCACAACTTGTTCAGAACCAGAAATAAAACTTTCTATCTTGTCTGCTAACGTTCTCATTGAGTTAGTTGTGTAAGCATCCTCTGGGTCGACACCTTCTTCTTCGTCTGGCACAAAGTGAGTTAATCTCCATGTGGAGTAATCTATGTCCATTCTGTCGTGTAAAGGTTGGTCTTGGTCAAATAGTGTTTCAATTTTATTTAAAATACCACCAACTATTTCGTCTTGTGTTTTTCTAGCCATTATCTAAATCTCGTTACTGGGATAACTTCCCTCTGATAGTTTTCATTACCGGCATAGCCAAACTGATTTACCATCAGATAAGTTAATGCCTTTACAGCATGATTATACTTGTCTCTCGGAACATTTCCAACTACCCCACCTTCTCGGTTCATTTGCCAACTGTAAACTCTGACCTGTCCGTCAAACGGATTTGGTCCTCCACCAAGTTCAGAAATAAGTCCTTTACACTTAGGGTCAATAATTAATCCGGGCTCCATGTCTAACGGGTCTGGTTTTAACATACTATTCATTCTTTCGATGCCGTCAATAATCTTTACGGGCTGGCTTTGCATGATTATATTCGCTTCTTTAAACCATATCTCAGTGTTTGATGGCATGGCTCCAGCGTGTGCATTTCCTGCAACGTCAATCACGCCAAACTTATCCGTGTTATTCCACCAAAATCTACGCTTTGCTACCTCGATTATGTCCGAAACAACTAATTCTCTCTCATAAATTTCGTCAAATACCTGCACCTGCCCATCGATTATGTGGCACACCTCAACGGCATACGCACTTTCGGTCATTCTTGAGTAGCCGGGGTCTAGTGCAAGATACACAATTTCGTCTGGGTCATACTCAACTTCTCTTACATGAACGTTTACATTGAATGACGGATGCACCAATCCACTCGGAGGACTTGGGATTCCGGCGACACGTTCATTAAACCATTCATCGGAATGCTCAACCTTCATCTTTTCTATTTCTGGGTCATCCTCTCCCAACGGAAATATATGTGTATTAGTCCATGTAGGTAGGGAAAAACTTTTTGCACTCTCTAAATTTTGGATACCCGGTGATTGCCATGACGTAAATTGTTGGGGGTACCATCCCAGACTTCCCTCGAAAGTTCCCTCTAAAAATACCCAACCACGCTTTTCTGCTACTCTCTCCATCAATCGCCAGTAACTTTCTTGGTCTAACTGCGAAGCCTCACAAGCAACGATGCCCATCGGGGCTTCCATCGCAAGTTTTCTGTAGTCAGTCGCAGACTTAGTTTTGATTATCAACGGTTTTAGGTTCTTAGAACCAACAGACACCTCAATGTATCCGGGGTCAACCTGACGTGTGGCACGTTTAATTATACCTAGCCTGTTGAATGCATCTCCAAGATAGTCAAACTCACCCCTAGTTCTTTCGTAATCTGCAGCAACTAGCCAATAGACACTGCCAGAAGCAGCATCAGGGTCTTCGACAATCTTAGCCATAATCTTTTCAAACATATACATTGCCCCAAGGTTAGACTTACCTGCTCTCACGCCACCGGCAACCAGTTTGAATCTTGCCTCATCATTGAGAATATCAAGCTGTGCAGCCGTAGGTGTGTAACCTATGGCACCGAATAGGGCATCACGTTGTTCATGTATCATGAGACACATTTTAGCATAAAATTTACAGGAGGTAGTACCCATTATACAGCAGAGGTGTAACGACTAAGAACCACCCCCCCACCACCTGTCGCAGGTAACTGCGACCAACACCTCCACCACCACCGGCTCCCTCCACCCACCCCACCACCTGTAGCTGAGACAGCTACCGTCACC